ATTTCTTGAAGCGGAAATCTCTAGACAGAAAAGGAAACAACTAACAAATGAAAGTCGCTAGTATTCAAGAGGAAGCAGTAAAGCTTTATGAAGGTGGGCTGGCTATCGAAGCAGTCGCTAAGGAGTTGGGAGTTGCTTACCGAACTGCAAGAAAGGCTATCTATTCAAATGGGGTAGTGGCTAGAGACCCTTCTGCAAGGCTATTAGGTAGGACAAGTCCTACTGGAAAAAAAGCACAGAGCAAGAAAAGCCCTACTACTAACAAGAAGAGGAAGAAGTAAATGGATTTTAAAAGAGTAGTTTGGACTGCGGTTATCTCTATGGTGCTGGCAGTCGGTTCAATAATTGCTGGACTACAGAACAGTTCGGGGGGAGATAGTCTTGCTTTATCTCTTGGACTAAGTTCTATCGCTCTTGCAACCCTTTCAGCAAGGGAAAGACGCTAGGCGCTCGCAAGTCCCCTAAAGTGTCGGGAAGGGCTGAAAACAGTCCTTCCTGCACTTTTTTTGGGGCATTTAGGGATTTTCATAGATTTAGCACGCTCAGCACGAATTTTAAGCGTAAAAATAATTTGAGAACACGCTTAATGCGGATTTGACGGGGGGACTTACCTGCATTTATGCTAGAGTTTATACAGTAAGAACTAACGACACAAGGAGATTTACGAATTAGACACTTGAAGTAAGGCTATCCCCTAAGAGGCGATGGTCGGGTTGGCTCAGAGAGCAACCCTGTCCCCGTAACCTAACAAAGGAAAAACCAAATGAACCCAACTCTAAAGACCCCTGAAAAGGTATTGGCGCTGGTATCGCTCTTTATAGTTCTATCATCAGGAGCAGTAGCAGTAGCAGTAGAGAACAAAGTCCAAGAGGTTGTCGCAACAGAGCAAGTGGCAACAAGACTAGAAGTAAGACCAGTAGTGGAATTAGAGCCAGTCAAGAAGACTAAGCCTCTTTCCTACTTTGAAAACAAGACCAACCTTACCGACATCGAACTGGTTTGGTTGTTGGAAGCCGTAGGCTTTGAAGGTCAAGACCTAAAAGAAGCTTGGGCAATAGCCAAGAAAGAAAGTAATGGTCGTCCCCTTGCCTTCAATGGCAATTCCCTAACTGGCGACAACTCTTACGGCATATTTCAAATCAATATGATTAACACGCTTGGCGATGATCGTAGAGAGAAATTTGATTTAGACCATAATGCGGACTTGTTTAATCCTGTAGTAAATGCTCAAATCGCTTTCCACATGAGTAATGGTGGAGAAGTTTGGAAGGCATGGCACATAGGCAAAGACGCTTATACTAGTACTAGTGGAAAGCACTACGCTAAGTTCAAAGAGTGGCTTGGCAAATTCCCCACAGAAAAGAAGTGAGACTATGAGCGAGCAGGAAAACCTTATGCCGTTGCTTGGGTCTGTAGCACCTTCAACCAATGAGCAAGCGCTCGCAGTTGAGTCAGAGCCAGTAGTAGCGACTAAAGAAGAAGCAAAGAAAGAAAAGAAAGCCCCAACTTTTCAAGTCAATCCTGAAAAGTATGTTTATCTTTCCGCTTTAAAAGTAAATGCTTATGAAGGCAATTCTGAGTCAGTCAAGACAGTTCAACTGCGTTTGAATGATTTGGGTTTTAGTTCAGTAATGAACGATAAGTTTGGTCGTCTTGGAGAAGGAGCAGTTGAAGCGATTAACGCTTTTAGAAAGTCTAAAGGACTTGATGAGTGCGGTCGCTTTGATGAAGAAGTTTTGGCTTATCTCTTTCAAGGTGAGAGTGTTGGAGTTCTCCCTTAATTAAGGACAACAAAAAACCCCCTATCTTTTGGTAGGGGGTTCTTTGCTTTAGTGCTTATTATTCTGAAAACATGTCTAACAATATTTCAGCATAGTTAGCGTCTAAACCTAGTTGCTCGCCTTCATCATCATAACCCCCTGCAATAATTACATCACCGAGAATTACATCAGGAAAGTTTGGGAAGTTAGCCAACCAAATTTCAGTTGCTCTTTCATTTATTGGAAGACCCTTTAACTTGCCTTCTTCATTCATAATAAGGGTGTAACCACTTTCAAGAGTCTTTGCTTCAATAAGACCCCCTACCGCCATTTGAAGTGTTAGAAGTTCATTACTATCTGCGGTTAAATCTACCAAAGAAGCTTTTCCTTCTGTTGTTAGTTTTATTGCTGTTTTCATTTTGTTTCTCCCTATTGCGGTACTTTGTTTCCCGCTTAAATAAATAATAGGCTACTTTCCTGCATTATGCAAGATTAGAAGAAAAGACTTGTGCGGTGTGTCGCAGAAAAGGTTTTAAATAGAAAAGAAAAAACCCCCCTGAGGGAAGTCAGAGGGGTTAATTCTTTGCGGTTACTTGGTTAGGAGAAGTTCCAAGATTTCGCTATCTGAAAGATTGCGGTAAGGGTTTTCATAAGAGTTTGGATTCTCTTCAGTTACCTTAACCTTTAATACGGTTGCTCCCATTTCCTTTGCATTCTTTGCGGTTTCAGTAATTAAATCGCATGCATTTGTTGCGGTATCAACATGGAAAGAATAATCTCTTTCTGTAGTGATAGTTCCATTTGAAGTTGTTTCTGTGTACTTAACTGTAATTTGAACTCCGTATGACATTTTGTTTCTCCCTTTTTGTTATTAAAGCCCCTTGCTTCAATAAGTAAAAGATATTCTACTTTCCTGCACTTTGCAAGTCTATAAGTAGTCATGTCATGGTCATGACCAGTCCTAGTTTTTAGGCTAGTAATTAGTAGGTTACTAGTCAGTAGGCAGTTAGTAGGTTACTAGTCAGTAGATTACTAGTCAGTAGGCTACTAGTCAGTAGGCTACTAGTCAGTAGGTTCTATTAAGTCTTTCTAAAGAAATCAGAGACAAAAGAAAAGAAAAGAAAAGAAAAACAAAATAAAAAGCACATGACTTTAGAAAGCATTAAAAAGCCTGTAAAAATAAAGTAAAAAGAAAATATTCTTTTCTTTTTCTTTAGATTTTTAGTCCTAAAAATAAATTAAGAGGGGGTAAAAAATAAAGGATTTTTCTAGAAAAAAGGCCCGGAACGATTTTGAAAAACCCAAAATACATACATATCCTTCTCCGGGGCCAAAAGCAAAATATGGAAAGGTTCATATATTTAGCTATTCCGTACAAGACTAGGCAGACTATCTTCTCGTACACCCCTCTAAAAACTCGGTACAATAAGACCATGCTGAATCCACCTAAACTCCCTATAGAGGAGGTTATATTCCTTTCTACGCTTACACGCTCAGAAATGGAGTCACGCCTTCGTGGGCTGTGGAAAGCAGGATGGTCCCTAGGGGTCATAGGAGGCTCTCTAAGCCCCGCTGTTCCTAAGACAACTATTCACTTCTGGGTCCGTAGAGCGCCAGACCTGAAGCAGTTGAGAGCACTTCCTCTACCCCCACCTAAATCTCTTACAACCTCTGTGCCTACCAAGCATGCCCCTCGGCTTAGATCCGTTTCTCCGGGCGTCCCTCCAGAGCTAAGAATCCGACTCCGTGAGCTATCGGCGTTATCAAAACGTTATAGAGCAAAGACTTCTCCTACCAGCCCATTAGCTCAGGCAAATAATGAATTGACTCAGATTGCTAGGCAGTTAAAGAATCGTGGTGTTCCTACCGCAGCTATCGCTGAAGCCGCTGGAGTTACCTATCGAGCTATGGCAAGGCGTTTAAGCCAATGAGCAGATCATATAAAACCAAAACAGGGATCTACAAAGACACTGAGCTTGTTGTAGTTGTCTGGAAAAACCCTAAAAAATCTAAAAGACCTCAGTCTCGGTCTCTTGAGACTATGTCTGCCCCAAACTCAAGTTACCCTATGGCTTTCCCGCTAGTTTCCCTCAAAGACCACTACGCTTGGAAAAACGCAAAGCATGTAAAGAGTTCAGAGGACTTTGATTTAAGTATTGAAGATAGCTCTAGAGAGTCCCCAGTAATGCTTGACCTACAACTAGCAGTTTACGCATTGGGGTGGAATGATTTCTATATCCCAGAAGAATACACAGAATTTGGATTAAATAGTTGAGAGCAGTTTCGGATGTCTTTCCAGCACTAGTTTGGATAGCTCCGCCTAACTCCGTTGGGCTAGATGAATTATCAATACCTGGACCATCGCCTCAAGGAACCCGTAAGGTTGACAGAGTCCGAGTAGTTCTCCTTGGTGATAGCATTTTGATAGCGCAAGACACCCCGCAAGGGCCTACACTTGTTTTCAGAGAGAAATATTTACATAGGCACGTTGACGGCAAGCTTCAAGCAGTTTTAACAGAGTCCGAAAAGGTAATAGCGTTCATTAAGGATGCCAGCTGCGGCTGTGGATCCCGTTTAAGAAGCTGGAACCCCTACGGACAGAATAGCTCGGTCTACTCAAGTGAGGATCCTACGGAATGATAGATATTACTTTTCTACAGTTAGCTCTGCTAGGACTAGCCACATATCGTGTAACTAGACTAATAACCCGTGACGTTATTACAGCCCCCTTGCGTAATGCTTTTTGGAAGAAGTTCCCCCCAGAGTCTTCATATGCTGGGTATCTTTCCACTTGTGAGTGGTGTTTTAGCTTTTGGGTAGGATCAGGGTTTGTAATTTCGGCTATCATTATTCCATCGGTAACTTATATAGTTGCTACAGTATTCGCTGTATCTGCTATTGCGGGACTGTTGACTGCATATGAAGATAAGTAAGACTTCATATTCCGTAACTAGGATGACAAGGAGTAATCGTGGGTCTATTCACTAATGACACACCGAATCAACCGACTCCTCCACCATCCCAGCCAAAGCGCAAAAGAACTAAGTCAACATTTTCTCGTTCTACACAAATAATTCAGGCTCCTAAGCCTTCAACAATTTCATCTGTATTTACTAATACAGCTCAATCTGCAACATACTCAACTCCTAGAACTCTTACAGCAGCAGCTGCTCAAATTAAAGTCAATGACAAAGGTGAGTTTGAGCAATTTAGAATTCGTCGCTCTGCTGGATCTAGCGCATGGCAAGCAGAAGCATGGGAATATTACGACGCAATCGGTGAAATTAAATATGCTTTTAATTTAGTTGCCTCTGTTGTTTCTCGTATTCGTATTTATGCTGCAGTAATTGATGATCCGTCAGAAACCCCAATTTCTGTTCGTCAATCAGAGTTAGTAGATGACCGTCTTGCTGCTGCTGCAGAGCGTGCACTTGCACGACTTAACTCTGCATACGGTGGACAAGCAGGACTGCTTAGAGATGCCGCATTGAACCTTGCAGTAGCAGGTGAATGCTATCTAGTTCAAATGCCAGCTAAGCCATCTCAAAGATTGCCAGAGTCTTGGGACATTCGTTCCGTTGATGAAGTAACAACTGACCCTCGTGGCGGTTTTAATGTTATTGGAAGACGTGAACAGTCAACCACTACACAAGGTGGCATAGATAAAACTTCTAAATTAGGTAAAGATGCATTCGTAGGACGCATCTGGCGTTCACACCCTCGCTTCTCAGATGAAGCAGACTCTTCACTGCGTGGTTTGTTAGATCTTTGCGCCGAAGTGCTTCTCCTTA